TGAAGGAGAATTTCGGGCATTGTGGAGGCTACAGCCTTGCAGACCTAGAGCATCAAGATGCCTGCCACGGTGATTTGGTGCTGCAGCAGGCGATCTTCGGGAAGATCATATTCGGATAAGGAACAGCCCCCGCACCGTGTAGACGGCGCAGGTTCAAGACCTAGCGGGGGTACTAGAGGAGGGCAAGGCGCTCACCTCTTAGCCTAGGAAGGGCATCAAGATGACAACAGCAACAGCAGAAAAGAAGATAAGCAAAGCACAACAAAAGGCGCTAGACGTGGCATACGCCCGCGAACAGTTACTCACTCACTATGTGAGCGAAGGTGACACGATCTACACAGTTTTGAGAAGTGTTTCATCTAGTGGGATGAGCCGTACGATCTCTCTAAAAGTGGCGAGAGACGGCAAGATTCTAGACCTCACCTATTACGCCTCAATCCTTCTAGATTGGACTCTTGTTGAGGTTCACGGTTCCCGCGCTCTACGTGTCGGGGGATGTGGAATGGATATGGGATTCCATACGGTTTACAGCCTGTCCCGCGCCCTATTCCGCGATGAAGAGCACACAGGCGATGTCGGGTACCTACTCAATCACGCGTGGGCATAAGGGAGGGGCAACAAATGGAATGGATGACAACAATGAGAGAGCCGTATCAACAAAGCAAGGAGGGAACCTCACGCGCTCACGCTTATTTCTACCTTTACAGGGTGAAGGCGGGAGAATGGAGGGCGGGGCGCTTTACATTTGGGCGGGATGTAGATTTCCGTCTTACATTTTCAAGCGCAAAAGTTGCCCGCGCTTACTGTGAGAGATACGACAGCGATGTCGTGATCATTAAGGCGGTGACAGCGTGAGCACCTGCCCAACTTGTCACCGCTGGCAGGGCTTTCAATGCCCTAAGAATTGCGGTGAGTTTAATTCTAAGAATGTCTGCTTAAATTGTGGAAACCTACATAAGAAGGAGGTCAAGGCGTGAAGTTCCTGATCCAATGGAAGGATAGCAAGGAAGAAGAGGTGCACCGCTTTGCGGTGCTAGATGAAGGGCAGATAGAACCAAACGCCCAACAGTTAGATGAAGTAGACGATAGTGTCTTCTTCTGGCTCACGCGAGAGGAATATCTAGCGATAGGAGAGGGCTACGACGGTGGAGACTGGGTAGTCTTGCGGTGTGCTTGTGATGAGTGTGAAGAGTACGAAGTAGAGAATAAAGGCTATCAACTGGCACGAGGGAGGCAACAATGAATGATGCGATAGTCCTATGGGGCTTACTGTTACTATACGGTATCCCAATATGTGCAATAGCCTATTGGCTGGAGAGAATGATGACCAAAGGAGGAGGAGAAGATGACAACTGACCAAGACTCTATGAGTTGGGCTGAGTTGGCACAACTAACACACGCAACGCAGGTTGAACGGTTCAACTGGTGTATGTGTGAAGACAATGAAGGCAATGAAAATCCATACAACGATTGCCCAAAGGAGGCAGAATAGATGAGTGAGCAGGATAAGATGGCGCAATTTGTATTCACCGTGGTGATTGTACCCGACAACAAGCGATACGATGTAGAACTGTGGGATTTTGCAGGTGATGAGCCTGCTCTAATCGCAGCAGGTGAGGGTAGCAACTGGCGCACGGCGCTAGGTGAGGCGCTATCTAAGATCGAACTACCAACGGAGAAGGTGGAGAAGACGATCAATGATGTAATCAAGGAGGCGCAAGAAGATGAAGGAGTTTGAGATAAGTATTGCCAAGGTTGTGTACCGCACAACTGATGAGTTCAATACTGAGTTAGAGGCTCGGGTGTGGGCTGCTGCTCAACGTGATAAGTACAAAGAACTATTAGATGACAACGCGGTGGAGTATTACTTTGAGGTGGAGGAGATAACTAATGTCTGAACCTACGGTAGACTACTGGAAAGCAAAGGCGCAGTTATGTCGTGACCTTGCACTGATACAGATTGAAGATGAAGAGACAGAGAAGGAGGCAGGTATGAACCTAATGCGTATGGTCCACGCCCTGTCTATGGTGGATGCATTCAATGAAGATCAAGACTAAAGGCAACGGAGAGTGGCACGTGGTACAACTCACGCCTGAGAAGGTGATGGAGATGGCTTCGACCATAGCCTTGCAGATGAGCAAGGGTGAGAAGATAGACAACTGTTACTGGAACACAACCAAAGACGATCAATTTAGAATAGGAGTATGCAATGACAACTGATAATGTGGTGGGATTCCACCCAAAGAATAAACTGGTAAACTTCTACGAGATAGCAACGGAGGAAGGCAACGCAGTATGGGGCGGGGAAGACCCGCATAGCGCAGTCCAATGGCTACGCCAATCACCTCTCAACTCACGCCTGTTGGTGTCCTGTTGGGAAGCAGGGGAAGAGGATGCGCGATTGATAATTGAACCCATTGACATTACAAAGATTGTCTTTGCAGTAATGGCAGGTGTGCAATGACATACTGGATAGGGATAGCAGTCATAATGCTGATAGCCTACGTATTGATAGTGTGGGAGGACAAGACGAACAATGAAAAATGAAAAGAGATTGCGTGGTGCTGCTAACCAAGCAGTACGCCAGCGCAATTACAGACGGGCAAGGGATCGCGCTCTTGTCAGGTTGGCTCAGGCCTACCCCGAAACGTACAAGGAATTGTTAGAATTGGAGAAGGCTCACGATGAAACGACTAATGCTAAGTGGCTTGACATTGATGGTAATACTGTCCTTACTGTGGGTGTTAGAACCCCGAAAGGAATCTCCCACAGAGTTATCGAAACCAACGATCAGTATGAGGACGAAAGCGACAATGGAGGAAAAGCGTGAGAACAAGGCACTTGCAATTAGTTACGCACGAGCACTCGGTTACAACCAAAACCAAATCAAATGTCTCGTCACCTTATGGACCCGTGAAAGCAGGTTTGACCACCTCGCAGATAACCCCAGAAGCACGGCTTACGGAATTGCTCAACTCCTTAGAGAACGTAGTGGACAACCTGAACTTCAAATCCTTCACGGTCTACGATACCTTGACCATCGCTACGGAAAATCTGCGTGTCGCGCTCTCCAACATAGCGACAGACGCGGATGGTACTGATACACTATAAGTGCATCCTCCTTTCGGGCGACTAGGACCTCACCGCAAACCCTTCCTGCGGTGGGGTTCTTTGCTATCCGCCTGTGGAGTAGAAGCCTTTGCCCTTAAATGTAATAGAAGGAGAAGCCCACTTACGTATCATAGGTATGTGGCACTCAAAGCAGGATGGTTCACGTGGTTCTTCGTGGATGCTACGTTCAATAGTAAGTTCTGCCTTGCATTCAGGACAGTTATAGTCATACATCATTGGTAAGGAGACTCCCCTCCCATAAAGTTAAGTATCTTACGTAATGCATTGGAACATCTGCGATCAGCAGTAGAGATAGCACACTCTGTTGCTTCACTTAACTGTTGCAGTGTGTAGTTCTCGTGGTATCGAAGACGCAAGATGTTCTTCTCGTCCTCATCTAATAGTTCATAAGACTTCTTGATGTCAATGAGTGTGGCTAATAGATTGCCACCTTCAGCAGGGGCAGCAGGCTTGCGTGGTGTGCCATCATTGACTAGGTTCTGTGCTTGTTCAATAGCAGTCTCGTTGACCACGCTTGCGATAACATATGGTAACAACTGTGCAATGGTAGTGACATCATAGAAGGACTCATCATTGGTCTGATACCCAGACCTAGTAGCCTTCTCCTTGCGGGCATAGCGTTCAAGTCCACGTCGCATCTGAAATGCAATACGCTTCTGATTGATAAGACGCTTAGTCTCATCCTCTTCATTGAGCAACACATTGAAGTAGGATACACGTGTCATCAACCAAGCGTATGCTTCTTGTACTAGGTCAGCACGATCTACATACTTACGATAGCGACGGTGAACAACTGTCACCACACTAGGTACAAGGTCAGCAAGGATTGGGTGTGGGTCAGTCACGAGGCCAAGTTCCATCTAATACCATCAGTGCAATAGCACTGTAGTTAAGTAGATCAATAAAGGAATCACGCAAGGATTCATTCTCAGGTGTTGCACCGCTGTCAATCAAGTGGTTGATGCGTGCAGTCTTGTCGTGCATACGTACACGTAGCCCGTTCAATGGTCCACCAGGTGAGAGACTAATGTTAGTTGGACCGTAGTCCTTGTGCTTCTTGATGAGCAGGTTGCCCGCTGCATCTAATACTTCCCACATATCAACAACAAACTTAACGTGCTGGTGATCTATCTTGTCGGCAAGGGACTTATTAAGATTGTCTCCTCTGATAGATCGTGGCTTAGGATTCGGAAGCCCATATGCTGCAAAGTTTGTAGCATCGTGACCCATTCGCTCTCGGTCATTGTCATACATCAAACGCCTCCAAATAATTTCAACGCTTCATCTTTACCGTGTGTAAGGTAGAAGTCATTGATGTCCATTGATGGTGGTAAGGATACTATGCGTGAGTTCATTACCTCTTGTGACACACGGCGTGAGAACTCAGCCCCAGGATTGGTGCCATCTTCCTTGATGTCATTGTCACCTACAACATAGACCGTATCGTAGCCAGTAAATAATTTATTAAAGTGTGGCTTCCAAGCCTGCACTCCTGGTACTCCCACTGCTGGTAGGTTCAAGATACCTGATACAACTACTGCATCTAGTTCACCTTCACATACAACTACAATAGGTGAATCAATGGTGATGTCAGCAACGTTATACAGGTGACCCTTCTGTCCTGCTGGTGCACCATACCTAGGCTTGCCATCATCTAGCCTGCGAAACTTTACTCCCACACACATACCAAGTGCGGTCAGATAGGGCACAGAAAGCCAGCCCGCGTGCGTTTCGTGACCATTGATGGGATCAGTTACAACACCCAACGAAAACTGTTGGGCAACATCTTCAGATATCCCACGTCCTTCGAGGTAGGCCAGCGCCTTTTCGTCCAGGTTTTTGCTGTAATGTGTGACCGCTTCCAGCAGTGATTTCAATTGCTCTTTTGAGTGCATCCTTAAACTCCAAGTTCTCTATGATACCGACAACATTTACTGCGTTGCCACCCTTTCCACAGGTGTGACAAAAGAATAGGTTGTCGTATGTATTGATGACAGCACTACGTCTTTTATCTGGGTGGATGCAGCACCTAACAGATGCGCTCCTACCCTCTCTTACTTCTCCTCCATAATGGAGAACGATTGCTCCTATGGGGATTGTGTTTGCATCAACGGGACCTTTGAACCCTCCCGCTTTACGTACCCTGGACCAGTCTTGTGCTGGCATACACACCCCTTGTCATTGCACTTATCGTGATACTTACTAGCACGCTTGTAGTGGGCTACAGAATTTTCTACACCTGCATCCATACAGTTATTACAAATCATTAGAACTCCTTCAACTCTGTTACTGGTACACGCCATCCACCGATGACTTCATCCCTATACTGGGAAGTTGCATACTGTTCAGGGTTGCACCAGCCATAGACTTCAACCTCTGAGTAGTACTCTTCATCAAGAATCTTTGTGCCTACTATGATCTTGCCGTTATCCTTATTCCAAAATGGAATTGAATCACGTGTGCGTACCGTGCGTACCTCAAAGTTATTACCCACATCAGGCAACTTAGCCCGACGAGGATGCAGTTCATTGGGATACCACGGTACATTCCAAGAGGTATCAGTAAGAGATGCAACTGCCCACTCAGATACGTTGGCTCGCACATTGGCAAGAAGTTCGTGCTCTAAGTAACCGTTCTTCTTACCCTCTGCATAGTTAGGTCTGTCTACTGACCCATACTTAGCAAGCCAACGCTCTGTAGCAAGCAGCGTACAAACTCTTACTTCATCCCTACTCAGGCGTACTATCATCTGCCTCTTCTTCAGTAGTTGAATCTTCAACCACTTCTTCTACTGGTACTAGTATCTCTGTTGTTGTTATTTCTCCACCTGGTACTGGCATTATTGTTTCTCCTTTAGCCATTGAGTTAAGTCTTGGATTACCCAAGCCTGATCTATCGATGCGTTGCGACGCTTAACTACCACATAAGAAAGAGGGACTTCCCCAAGGCCTCTAGCCTTAGCATAGTTAAGCGCCTCAACTTGCGCTTCTCTCCAGAACTCAGGCAGGGAAAGGGTCTGCCTGTTCTTGAGTTCAAGGATGTAGGTTTCTCCAGATATGATAACAACCATATCTCCCTCATCCTTTGCCCCAGCCTTAGTCAAACGTTCTGCCATAACTCCCGCATTGCGTAGCCATTTCATAACATCTGTCTCAAACTGAGAACCTTTACGTCCGTTCTTGTTAGCCATCAGACTCGCAAGTATGCTCTGCCTTGTGCATCTTGATCTCCAATCTGACAGGAAGCAAAGTTAACAAATAGTGTAGCCCATTTTGAAGCATCTGCTGTGTGTGGACCGAAGCGATTCTTCACTGCAGCCACACGCAACATCCCTTGTCCTGGGTCATAGCCTAATGTAAGTATCAGTGCAGGTAACTGACTGACCTTACCGTGAATAGCACGTCGTGGTGGTGGCATCATTGGAGATCCATACTCACTCTGCTCTGATACGTGATGAAGTACTAAGACACAAGCCTCTGTCTTGCGTGCCATATCGTGCAACTCCATCATAATTGCACGTAGCCCTGCCCATTCATTGTCTGTTTCGGCTGCAACATTCATTAAGTTATCAATGATAATTAACTCAGGTGCTATGCCAAAGAGTTCAACGTAGGCTTTGATTTCTAATTCAATGTCATCTAACGATGGACTTGAATCGAAGACCCATTGTATGTGCGACATCTTAGATAGATGCTGTGCATAATAGTCAGGTTTGTAATCCATATTGGTTTCAACTGTTAACTGTGAGTGCCCTGAGATCTGCGCTGCAGATCGCATCAACACGGTAGCAGTATCAGTATCTGCGGAAAAGAAAAGTGTTGGTACCTTTGCCTTGATTGCATAGATAAGAGCAAACATACTCTTACCAGCATTAGGTGCAGCAGCAACCATACATACTTGCCCTCGTCTAAACTTGATGGACTCACTAGCCAACCCAGCCCATACATCAGGCAATGGCACAGCCTTGGTAGTGCTGGTGCCTAGCGCCCTCTTTAGATCAAGCAACTTCCTCATCCCCTCCAAGATTTATTCTGCGAACTCTTCTTATCGCAAGGCGTTCACGTGGGGCAAGCCCACCCCATATTCCAAACTGTTCCTTGTGGATTCCCCACTCAGCGCATTCGATCTTATGAGTACAACGCTTGCAGATTGATTTCGCATACTGACTTTCACTGAAACTTACTGTTCCCTCTTTGTCAGGGAACCAGAAGTCTCCACCTATCTGTGCACATAACGGGTTCTCGTACTCACGAGGTTCCCGCATTTAATTATCGCAAGAAGATAGGGTCGCACTTATCTGCTGCACCCTTTGGTGCAGAACACATCCACGCTTTCCACGGTCCACGTGCTGATGTTCCAGTACGGAAAGTCATATTGCCGTGCTTACAGGTAGGTGCCTGTCCTTCTGTAACTACTGGAGCAGGTGCTGCAACTGGTGTTGCATTAAATGACTGAGCGATTGCCTCTACGCTTGGGGACGGTTGTGTTGGAACGCCGCCAAGTTCTTTTCCCGTTGACTTAATAAGTGCTGCAACCATAGATAGATCTGTTAGACCTGTCTCTAGTTCTTTAACATCTGCTGCGTAAAGATTGATAAGTGTACCGTCGTGCAACTTGTAGTTGATCTGATACTTAGTTCCCTCTGTAGCCATTTACTTTCCTCCAGTTTGTTTGATTTGTAACCGCTGTGATTCACTACCAAACTTCTTAGGTACAAACCCAAGTAGTTTTTCTACCTCTTCACTATCAATACTTTCACGACCCTTGACAGTTGTCCAACTGACTTCTACTCCACTAGGTGTTGTACCTAGTAGTCCTTCAAAAGAAGTCTTCAAAGAATCTTGGTGCTTTTCTAACTCTTTAATCTGTGCTGCTAATTGTAAGTACAGTAGTGCATTCCTGTCAATATCAGCATCATCAATGACTACATCACTGACTGCCGTATGTTCTTTTTTTATACCAACGCATCCCATCTCACCTGATGCATCGTAGAACTTGCAATAGAACTTACAGTAACTACTATCTCGTTCTGGATCTGGTGCCTCTGTTGCTACCTTGATTGCCTCTAGCCAGTTCAATGCTTGCAGTGCAACCGTCTCATCATAATCTTCTGTCTGTACCTTTACATCACGTTCGTCGCCGTCACGTGCAATGGCAACTAGTGACACACGCTTTACATCGTGACCATTCTTTGCGAGTAGGTAACCGTATGTCTGCACCTGCCAGCGTTGCTGTGTTGATGGGAAGTAAGAAAGGTTCTTGACCTTGCTTGTCTTCCAGTCAATAACATCTCCAGTACCAGGTACGAAGCAGTCAATGTGTGCTTTCATTCCATTGTACTCAACTGCAGTTTCAATCAGCACATCTGGATTATCTGCTAGTGCTCGTTCAATCTCAGCGTGGATAGCAGTACCCATAATCGCTGCTAACTTCATCTCATTCTCATTGGTTTCAGGTTGATCGTTTAATCTGTACCAGACCTTACGACGACAGCCACCTAACTCTGATGGTCCTATCTGCACCTGTGTAGAACGTGAACGCTTTGCATCACCTGCACGTAGTGCAGTAAGTAATAGTTCTTTTGGGTCAGTTGCTGTCATTGTTCTTCTCGCCCTCTAGTTTGTATGCTAGACGACAAGCCATCCAACCCATTTGATAAAAGTAATGAGCAGCATATTCATCTGTCATATGTACTGATTTAACTTCCATAACTACATCCTTTCCTGGACCACTAACTGTATTGGCTTACCAGTATTAGCGTCAAGGACCGACGCAATCTCTACTGCTTTACGGGCGTGTCTCTTTGCGTAGGCTAACTCCATATCAGGTTTGACAATTGAATACAGGTAGCCAAGAGCAAGCTGACCCCCACTACCAATGCCATACGCTCCGTGATTTGCTTGGAAAAAAGAGAGATCACAAGCAATACGAAAGATATTGCCGTTAAAAGCAATGAGATAATCGAAGCCACCATCTTTGTCCACCTTGTTGTAGTCGTAGTTGTTGTCGTTAAATGCTGTGTTAATACTTGGGATAATCTTCTTACCCATAAATTGTGCTGGGTCTTCACCACGATAGAGCGGTGGCTTCCAGTTGTAGGCAAGGATGTCACCTGGTCGTGTATCACCTGAGATACCAATGAGATACTTACCAACCTCAACGATCTTAGGTGTACTAGTTGCTAACGTGACGAGATTATCTTCTGTGATCTGTGAATCTGCCACGAGTACTGCATAGTCAATACCCTCAAGCGCTGCGATTGTTGTCATACTAGAATCATACTGGATCATCGGCGTGTCGTCGCGTAGCGACACCTACTGGTTATTACAATATGAGCCGTGAGGCGAATAAAACAGGGTGCCCCAGAGGGGCACGATTATACTGTACTGACTGTGCGGTTCCGTCTACCAAGGCTGCCGAAATTCAGGGCTAAACTACCAGATAAATTTGGCACTGACCTACGAGGCTTAGGTCCAGTACACGTCTGCCCTTGTGGCTCACAAGTCTTTTCTATAATGGCATCCTTTGAAGATCACGAACTAGTCTGGTACTTCCTTGATGGTACCTGTGTTAACTGTGGCAACATCGTAACTGTCCCTTGTCCAGTAGATAAAGATGAATCACAGACTCTCTAAGATCAACGAAGAAGAACGCACAGGATTGTGCACAGTTTGTGGTCCCACCAGATTAAAGATGCGGGATAAGTCCAAGCCGCTGTCTGGTAGATACAGGTGCAATACCGTATACAAGATCAACCAGATGAAAGCACGCTCTCCTTACCACGCTCACCGCAAGGAGTACTGCGAGCAGTGCAACTTCCAGCCAGTACACATCAGCCAGTTGGATGTAGACCACATAGACGGTGATCGCTTTAACAATGACCCAGCCAACCTGCAAACCCTCTGTGCGAACTGCCACAGGCTCAAGACGCACCTTGCAGGCGACAGCAACTCAGGCATATTTTAGGCAACAAAAAACAGGCCCCCACCCCCGAAGGGATGAGGGCCATTGCCTCGCAGTCAATATCTAAAGATTAGACTTCTTTGTCTAGTACCATTCCAAAGTCTTTTTCTGCCTTGTCTGCCCACTTAATTGCAGGAGCAGCAATAGCGCCCAATAGAACCGCGTAGTGTGGTGCTAGATCTGTCAGTAGTGTGATACCCATAGCAACTGCAGCACCTGCAATAGCACGGATGTATGACTTAGCGATTGCCTTGTGCTTCTTTGATAGTTTTAGTTTCATTTGTTCTCCTTCTTTGGTAAAGGTTTCAACCGAGTTGCTGCCTTGCGAGCAGCATCTGCGGTCTTGAATCTTGGCTTTCCCAACCAGGGGAACCAAGGGGAAGTATCATCTCCACACTCGTCTTTGATTGAGATGTGAAGATGACTGTTGTGCTGATTGATGCCTTCGTACTGGGACTCACCGTTCTTTGCAGACCAGATCTTCCCGTGAAAAATTAAATACTTAACGCGCTTGTCTGCTTTAAGTTCTTCATAGATATTAGAGCAGTTGATTCCATTTGCTGGGTCGTGCGTTAGATCTACAGCGTAGCCTGTGTTGTGGTCAGAGTTAGGATTCTGTGCTAAATGTGCCTTGCTCGGTAGCAACCCATCGCTGGCTTTCTTCCGAGAAGGTGATGCTTTCGTGGCTTGTCGTAGGACAGCAATAGCGGCAGGCGTGGCTTTCTTTGCAACAGGTTTCATCATTACTCATTTCTCTGCGACCAATCGGTACAGGTCATCTATGCGATCTTCTAATCTTTTAACTGAGTCCTTCAGTGATGAACCACCATTAGGCTTGAGTTCATTAAGGTAATGCTTTACTAGCCAGCGAACACCAGCAGCAAAGCCACCTACTATTGTCATTACTGCAACAGCAACTGTTGCGTAGTCTTGTGCCTGCATTAGACCGTCCTAATGGTTACTAAGAGCAATCCGCCATAGCCAGAGAATCGCTTATCTGATGGTGTTACGTTTCTAAAGTCCATCTCTTCGATGAGTCCAATGAAAGACTCACCAGTTCTAAAGTCCTCAATACGAATGGTGTCACCAACATTTTCAATAGACTCAAGTTGTGACATACGCTCATAGGCAGAACCTTCATACCCTG